CACTTATACAGATAAGAATGGCCAAAAGAAGAATCGTTACTCAAGAATTGGGTCTGTGATTGACACATCCAAGGGTCCAATGCTAAAAATAGACAGCATTCCACTTAAAGAGGGCGGTTGGGATGGTTGGGCATACATGAACGAGCCGTATGACGATGGCGGTGTACCCAATCCACAGGCTAGTCGTGCGCCAAGAATGGGTAACTTTGACAACATGGCAGACGATATACCTTTTTAAGGATAAATCATGCCATTTCAAATGCCACTAAGGTTTGATGGGGACGATTACTCACCAAAACGTGATGATGTTAGGTTAACTGGCCAACTTTTACGGGTTTGGAATGCAGTTTGCGATCAAAATTGGTATTCATTGAAAGAGATAGCTGAAAAAACAGGTGACCCCGAGGCGAGCATAAGTGCCCAGTTAAGGCATTTAAGAAAACCACGCTTTGGGGCGCATTTGGTAGAAAGATTGCATATAACAAGGGGTTTTTACAAATACAGACTTACGCCCAAACTTAAAGATTTGAACTAATTTGAATTTGTGCTATAGTTAAAATACTGCCAAAAGGTAGTGTTTTTTGCAAAGAAACTAAAGGATTACATCATGGGTTACATGAATATGGAAAAAATGCCAAAAGGTGCAAAGTCTTCTGACAGCACAGGCGAGAAGAAAGTTGGCGCATCTATGGTTGACAAAGAAGTTATGCGTCCTGGTATGTCAGGCGAAAAAATCCCAAAGGCTGCATTGTCTAGCGACACAAGCGGAGAGCGTAAAATGCCTATCGCTGGTGGTGTAGGCATGGGCAAGATGGACGGAATTGGTTCACGTGACAGCTCACACATGGGCAAGCACGATGGACGCATGGGTGAAATGAAAGGCGGTTCTTCAGAAAAGAGCTGCTACGAACACGAGCGTTCAGAGTACAGATAAAAGCGAAATGCCGCCAAGGAGCATCAAGGCGGCACTTCTAATCACAACAACTAAGTGGAGTTGATATGACTGTTTCCAATTGTAGTGCTTGTTCGTACTATATAGGCGGTAATTTAGGGGTATGCAGACGTTATCCTTATTACCAAAACCGTAGCATGAATGAATGGTGCGGAGAATTTGCAGAGAAAGCCATTTTGCCCGAGGTTAACCCCTTGGGCGTTTTTTCCAATGGTGAAGATACACCTGCCAAACGTGGGAGGCCACGCAAATGATTAAACCATTAAGAGACAAGATATTTGTCAGACCTGAAAAGCGCATTCAGTCCACTCTTTATATTCAAAGTGCAGAAGTTGACACCGTAGGGTATGTTACGGCAGTTGGAGATGAGGCAGCAGAAGAAGGTCTAAAAGTAGGCGATAAAGTTTACTTTGGTACACTAGCCAAAGATTACAAAGATGAATACTTAAAGTATACTAATTTCAAGAACAATGATGAAAACATGATTGTTATGAGTTGGCAAGATGTATGTTTTATTGAGGAGACTGAATAATGGCAACTGGACTTTATGCGAATATCCATAAAAAACAGGAACGGATAAAAAAAGAAAAAGCCGAAGGTAAGCCTGTTGAGAAAATGAGAAAGCCTAGCACAAAGGGCGCACCTACTGCCGAGGCATTTAAACAATCTGCTAAAACGGCCAAGAAATGAAAAAGCACGACAAGCCTATAGAACACAAAACCACGGGTAAGGGAAAGACTTACAACCCTACGGACAAAGGTGCTGGAATGACCGCCAAGGGTCGTGCTGAGTACAACGCTAAGAATGGTAGCCATTTAAAAGCACCAGCTCCTAATCCTAAGACAAAAAAGGATGAAGGTCGTAAAGCATCATTTTGTGCTCGAATGACTGGAGTAGTAAAAAACGCTAAAGGTCCTGCTGAAAGGGCTAAGGCATCATTAAAGAACTGGAATTGTTAATGCCACTTATCAAATCAACATCACCCAAAGCATTTAAAGAAAACATTAAGGCTGAGGTAAAGGCTGGTAAGCCTGTAAAGCAAGCCGTGGCCATCGCCTATGCTGAAAAGAACGCAGCAAAGAAAGCAAAAGATAAAAAGAAATGACTGAAGACACTAGACCTGTAGGCAGACCAACACTATATGACCCAGCATATTGCGATGAGGTCAGGAAATTGGGCGCTTTAGGAAAAAGTGTAGAACAAATTAGTACATATTTGGGTGTGTCATTAAGAGTTTTGTATGACTGGAGAGATAAATATGTAGATTTTCTGCACGCCTTGGATGATGCTAAGGTAGCAGAACAGAATTGGTGGGAAGATCAAGCTCAAGCATATATGCTAGAGAACAAAGATGGACCTAAACTTAACGCTAGTATTTGGTCAAGATCGATGGCTGCAAGGTTTCCTAAGAAATACAGGGAAAGCGTAAAGCAAGAGATTACAGGAGAGAACGGTGCGCCATTGCTGACTGCAATACAAGTATCGTTTGTCACTCCTAAAGATGTTGGCGAAGCGGCTTAGCCCCGTGGGATGAAGATATTAAAGAGTGTTGTTCTCCTAACCCTGCTTTATGGGAGCGCCAACAATGCAAGCTAACGTAGAATTTCCATTAAAACTGCAATGCTTGTTCAAGCCTGCAAGGTACAAGGTATTGTGGGGCGGGCGTGGTGGCGCTAAGTCTTGGGGGATTGCCAGGGCGTTGCTAATCATAGGGTTAAATAAGCCGATTCGTGTGCTTTGCGCCCGTGAATTCCAAACATCCATCAAAGATTCAGTACATAAGCTATTAAGCGACCAAATCATTAATATGGGGTTAACAGATTTCTATGAGGTGGTTGACCGTACTATTAGAGGAAAGAATGGGTCAGAGTTTAATTTTGTTGGCCTAAAGAACAATGTAGCCAATGTTAAGTCTTATGAGGGTGTTGATATATGTTGGGTAGAGGAGGCGCAATCAGTATCGGCAAGGTCTTGGGACGTATTGATTCCTACAATTCGTAAAGAACAATCCGAGATTTGGGTAAGTTTTAACCCTGAATTAGAAACGGATAACACTTATCAGCGGTTTATTCTTAATGCGCCTGCTAATGCAATAGTCCAAAAGATCAACTGGTCTGATAACCCTTGGTTTCCCGAGACTCTAATGCTAGAAAAAGATGCGTTAAAGATGCGAGACATTGAGGCTTATAACACCGTTTGGGAAGGTGTTTGCCGTTTGACCGTAGATGGGGCGGTATTTGCTAAAGAAATGCAGATGGCCGAAATTAACAATCAGATTCAAAATGTGCCGTATGACCCAATCAAACCTGTGTTTACGGTGTGGGATTTGGGATGGGCAGATGCCACGGCTATATGGTTTGTCCAGTTTATTGGCATGGAAATCAGGGTAATTAGATATCTTGAAGATAGCCAAAAGACAATTAGTTACTATTTAGCTGAAATACAAAAGTTTGGTTATGTGTACGATACCCATTATTTACCCCATGATGCGGCAAGCCGTAACCTTGGAACTGGCAAAAGCATAGAAGAAATCGTGAGAGCTACGGGAATGAGGGTGCAAATTCTAGAGCGAGTGCCTGTGGCCGATTCTATTAATGCTGCACGAACAATATTCCCTAGATGTTATTTTGATAGGTCAAACACGGCAGATGGCTTACAATGTCTTAGACATTATCGATATGAAGTTGACCCTGATACTAAACAATTTAGTAGAATGCCATTACATGACCAATATTCGCATGGTGCAGATGCGTTCAGAATGCTAGGGTTAATGGTGTCAGAGCCACGAAAACCTGTTAAAAAGCGGCCTCAAACGGATGTGCCAGTTGGTTGGATGGGATAATAAAGGACTAACATGGATGATTTTGATCCACGAATTGATGAGGCTAAGAAATTCTTAAAGTTAGCCAATGATGCTGATACAAACGCTAGATCAGAGGCTTTAGAAGATTTAAAGTTTGCCGCTGGTGACCAATGGCCAGTTGAGATACAAAACAGCCGTACATTAGAGGCACGCCCTTGTTTGACCATTAATAAGATTGATGCGTATGTGCGTCAGGTCACAAATCAACAAAGACAACAACGCCCACGCATTAAAGTCCACGGCATGAACAGCCAAAGCGATGCAAAGGTAGCTGACATACTTACGGGCATTTGCCGACACATTGAGGTTAATTCAGACGCTGACCACGCCTATGACAACGCATTTAATTATGCTGTACGCATGGGCTTTGGATATTGGCGTGTCAAAACCGACTATGTGCGGGAAGATTCATTTGACCAAGAAATCTACATTGAGCCAATTCACAATCCATTTACGGTTTATTTTGACCCTAATAGCACATTGCCTGATGGTTCTGATGCTGAGAAATGCCTTATTACGCAAATTGTAAGCAAAGATGTATTTCGCAAAATGTATCCTGATGCTGATGATGGCACAGGATTTACCCAACGTGGTACTGGTGACGGCAACGCAGAATGGGTTATGAAAGAAGATATTCGTATTGCTGAATACTTCTATACTGAAAGAATTCCTGAGAAACTGTGTCTTTTAAGCAACGGTGTAAAGAAATTTAGATCAGAACTGCCAAAACAAGATGAATTGTTAGCTATGGGCGTTGTGGTGATTGATGAGCGCCCATCATTTAAGAAACAAATCAAGCAAATCAAATGTACGGCCATTGAAGTGTTAGAAGAAGGCATTTGGCCATCAAAGTACATACCAATCATTCCTGTATATGGTGAAGAATTTGTTGTTGATAACAAACGTAAAAAATACGGTTTGGTGCGGATGGCCAAAGATGCCCAGCGTATGTACAACTTTTGGAAGACTGCGCTTACAGAATCGGTTGCACTAGCGCCTAAAGCCAAATGGTTGATTGCTGAAGGCCAAGATGAGGGACATGAGAACGAATGGGCACAAGCTAATATCAAAGCTACAGCGGTTTTACGTTATAAGCAGAAAGATATTGAAGGTGTAATGGCTCCAACGCCATCACGTATTCAACCTGAAGCACCGCCTGCGGGCATCATTACCGCAGCAGATGGAATTAACGCTGATATGCAAGCTGTTTTAGGTATATTTGATCCAAATCAAATGGCCACGGGCAACATAAGTGGCAAAGCATTGAATGGCCAACAACAACAAATTGACCTTACCAATTTCCATTATTACGACAACCTTACACGATCCATTAAACACACAGCTAAGATCATTCTTGATTTAGTGCCTAAGATTTACGACCAAGCAAGGGTAATGCGAATCATTGGGGACGATGGTAAGCCTGATTTGGTGGACATTAACAAGCGCCAATCCGATGAGCAAGGCGTAATGACTATATTAAATGACGTTACCGTGGGCGAATATGACGTGGTGATGGACACAGGTCCAGGCTATAACAGTAAGCGCATTGAAGCGGTCAACAGCATGATGCCAATGTTGTCAGCCGATCCAAACCTAATGAACGTTGCTGGAGACTTGATCTTTAGGAACATGGACTTCCCTGGCGCAGACATTATTGCTGACAGACTTGCAGCATCTAACCCATTAGCGCAGATTGATGACAAATCACCAGTACCGCCACAAGTCCAAATGCAATTGGCGCAGTCTAAGAAGACGATTGAAGAACTACAGCAACAACTACAGGGTATGCAATTGATGCTGAAGAATCGTTCTGATGTTGAGCAGATGAAACAAGAAGCTGAGACCAAGCGTACATTGATTAAAGAAACCAATAAGGCGCATCAGATTGAATTGACAGATCAAAAACACCATCGTGATATGGTTTTACGTACTGATACGCAAGCGCACGACACGGTTATTAAGACGCAAACACAAATGGAAATTGAACGCATGAAAGCTGATTTGGCCGTTTATCTTGCCCAGTTGGACAGATTAAGCGAGAAAGCAGCGACAGTAGAAGCTATTGAGCGTGCTATTTGACAAAGTAAGAAATTCGTGTAATATTTACACAAACCTTACCGATTAGGTAAATCGGGTTAATTCTTAGGTGTTACCTATGTCTGAAAAAGAAGCAGGACAAGTCCTGACAAGCGAGAATAGTGCTGAGTTTTATGCTAACAAAATGAATTTAGCTGATAGAAACGATGATGTGGCGGTTGAGGATACTCCCGAGCCATCAGAAGAATCAAATCAGAGTGAATCAGATGCAGAACAAAGCAAGCCTACAGAGGAACGTAAGCAGAATCCTAAGTTAGAGAAAAGGTTTTCTGAACTGACTAAACAACGTGAACAGGCCAAGGCAGAAGCGCAAGCAGAACGCCAACAGCGGGAAGCGTTAGAGACAAGGTTAAGGGCTTTAGAACAAAAGGCTGTGCCACAGGTGCAGAACATTGACGAAGAACCGCAACCTGGCCAATTTCAAGATGCGTTTGAGTACGCTAAAGCATTGGCGCAGTTTTCAACAGAAAAAGCATTGAGAGAGCGTGACCAGCAAGAGGCTAACAAAAAGCTAAATGAGGAAAGACAAAAGACAATACAGTCTTGGTCTGCCAAATTAGAAAAGATGAAAGCCGAAATGCCCGATTACGATGATATTGTAAGCACGGCAAATGTGACAGTTAGTGACGATATTCGAGATTCAATACTAGAAAGCGATGTAGGACCAAGAATCCTGTATCACCTAGCAGAGGATTTAGAGTTTGCTCAAAAGATTGCTGCAATGCCGACACGCAAGGCTTTGGTTGAAATAGGAAAACTGGAAAAGCTGTACGAACGGAATGAAGCGAAACAAGAGACTGTAGTAAAGAGTAGAGCACCTGCACCAATTAAGCCACTAAGGGCTGGTAATGGCCAAGCAGACATCCCTATTAACAGTAGTGGAGAGTTTCACGGCACTTATCAATCATGGAAAGAGGCTAGACGTGCGGGTAGGATCAAGTAATTTAATTTTTTAAAGGAAATAATCATGGCAAATAATTTGCTAACGATATCCAAGATCACCAACGAAGCGTTGATGGTATTGGAAAATGAACTGACATTTACTTCAGAAGTTGACCGTAACTATGATGACCAATTTGCGGTTGTCGGTGCAAAGATTGGTAACACAGTCAATGTCCGTAGACCAGGTCGTTTTATTGGTACAACTGGACCAGCATTGAACGTTGAAGACTTTAATGAGTCAAGCGTGCCTGTTACATTGGGAACTCAATTCCACGTTGATACTCAATTCACCACGCAAGATTTGGCATTGTCTTTAGATATGTTCTCTGACCGTGTATTGAAGCCCGCAATTGCCGCTATTGCTAACAAGATTGACCGTGATGGTTTGGTTATGGCCAAAAACAACACAGCCAATATCGTTGGTACAGCTGGTACACCTCCTACAGGTTTAATCACATATTTGACTGCTGCTGC